CCTGCTGATGGGTAAGTAAGTTGATCAGCCGCCCGTGTCACGGCTACGGTAGTGGTGGGGATGTAGCTGCTGGCGAAAGAGCCGAGTTCGACTTGTGCGCCGTAGAAGACTGCGGAACCTTGGGCGGTTACGTCGAATGTTCCTGTAGATTGCGTAGCGTTAGCCGTTGCCGCAGCCAGCAGATAGTGGACCCAATTTTCAGCAGTTGCCAAAAATGTAAGCGACACACGCCAGTAGTTTGCGTCATGGGATACACAGGAGGCGGATGAAGTCTGTACCGTAAGGCTGGTGTAGGCCGTCCAAACCGTTGCTACTCCATTTGTGGTGTCTACTGTGCAGGCGGCAATGCGTGACGCACCATTATCAACGGTAATCACCGGATACGAGGATTGCGCTCCTGTGGTTTTCTTTACGAAAATGCTATAGGTATAGGTTGCAGCAGTCAACGCAATCGTCTGGCCGACCCCCTCAATACTCGCAACATTGTTGTCCGTCAGAGTCCAAGCAGATGTAGCACCATCCGGCCCAACTACGTTCTGAGTAGGAGTAGGTGTCCCACTCGCACTCCAAGTCGTAGTAAACGCATTGCTCTGCAAACACAGATTCGTCCGCGCCCCTTCCGCCTGATAGCCGAGCATCGTAGCAGCAGGTATCGGATTCCCGCTCAGATCAGTGGCGAAGCACTTGACGCCATCGGCCATGCTGCCGTGGTAGTAGGCTGGCTTGACGCTGATGTTGTCAAGAGAATTGGCCGTACCCCCACCATCTTGCAAGCGAATCCAAGTCGATGCGCCGGTTGCGGTGAATGTGTAGGTGAAAAGTCCAGTCGATCCGATGGTTTGATTAAGAAGTGTGGCCCCCCCTTGAGAGGTTCCAACAGCAATCGTCAATGGGGTAGTGCCGGACAAAATTCCAGAGACAACATACCCCGTGCCTGCTGTAGTCACCAGTTCTTGATCTGCCCTGGAAAATCCAGAGCCATCACTATTCATCTTCATGCTACCAGCGTCCCACGTTGGAACTCCTGCGGTAGCAGTCTGTGTAAGCGTCCAGCCACTCAAGTCCGTATCAAACGTCCCATTCGTTACCAGCTCAGTGCCAGCCCAATCAGCAGGCACACCAACACTCACATATTCCCCTGCGGTTTGCGTGGTCTGGGCGGTGACGTCTTCGAGCATCCATTTTGTGACCGTAATCGCGCCAGCAAGTTGTGACGCGGCACTAGCACCTTCGCTTGCTCTGCCGTCAATGCCGAAGTAAAACGCCTGCGCCGTAGCATTGTTAGTTACTACAATGTCGTAAAAGGTCGGGGTAGAAGTCAGCACTACGTTGAGGTTCACCTTGACAAAACCAGCACCACTAACGGAAGGCTGCACCATTATGTTCACAGAACCGCTTCCGCTGAGTTCCAGTTGCACAATTGCCTTGCCTAGCGCGGGGATGACTCCGTTGCTCAATTTGTAGTAGTACGAATTTCCTGCGGCTGTGGTAGTAATTACCGTGGCTGTTGCGCTGGCATTCAACGCAAGCGGCGAATCTGTTGTGGCATTCTCGCTGTTTGTCGCCAGCAGATTCCTCACCCTCCGCGCCCCCTGAAACCTAGCCTCACCACTCAGCGCCTGCACCAGATAGCCATCGTTGTTCTGCACCGTGGCGGTAGAGGCGCGGGTGAAGGTGGGGGAGCCGGTGCCTCGGTTGAGGACGAGGGACTTGGTGAGTTGGGCGTAGAACTCTGCACTGCCCAGCAGCCTGGCAAGAACATTTTGCTGAAAGGGGATGCCAATACCGGCGCCGATCAGCATGATCAGAACTTCATCCAGACCATGCCGCTGGCTGTCGTGTTGGCGCTCATCACGCGCACGCCAGCTACCGGCAGAATGGTGCCGCTGGGAACGCTTGGGTAGGTGACGGCGCTGCCGCCTTCGGTGTGTTTGATGGCGACATCGCCACCCGTGCCGACATAGACCGCGTTGAAATCCAGCACGGTGCTGTCACTTTTTGTGACGGCGCCGGATTCGGTGGCGCTGGCGAAGACATGCGCGGCGCCTTCAGCGGTGTGGGATCGGGCGGCGCCGTAGTTGCGGCCTGTTGCCATGATGTTCTCCTTACGTGGTCGCCAGCGCCGCGGCGCCTGGCAGGTTGATGGTGGCTTCGAGCGTGACCGGGGTCGGCTCGACCTTGATCTCGACATGGGGTGCCGCCGCCGGCTGCACCACGATGTCGTTTCGGATTTCCGGACTGGTGACAGTTACGGCAGGAGGCGGCGGCAGATGGTAGTGATGCTGCGCCGGCGCGGTGGCGCGGGCAGCTTCGAGCGTTTTGTCGGCCACGTAGCGGCGGGCGTCGGCGGTGATGGCGGCGGCTTTCACGGCCGGGTCGTCGGCTTTCGGGTCGGCCGGCTCGGGCCTGGATGCAGACGTCTGCGGTGTGCCCAGCGTGACGCCCTTGGCTTTGGCCGCGGCCTGGAAGCGGGCAATGCCGTCGAGCACGTCGTCGGCATCCAGCCCCTGCTGCGCGGCAATGCTGTAGGGGTCGGCCAGGCCATTCTCGATGGCCCTGACGCTGGCTTCAATGTCTTTCAGCGGATCAACCCACTGCCAGCGCCGGCCCTGGAATTCGTGCGCGGCAAACTTGCTGCGCTTGGCGGCCGGCAGGGCCGAGCCGTTGGGCATGGTGATGGCGCTGGAGAGCAGCGCGGCATCCAGCCAGGCGGCGTGGATCGGCTCGCAGAACATTTCGATGATTTCGTCCTGCGCCAGCATCCAGCCGTCGCGCTCTTCCAGCGTGCCGCTGCGAATGCTGCTGAAATTGACGCCTTCCAGGTCGTTGGCCAGGGTGTTGTAGGCCACCCCCATGCCGCTGGCGATGTCGCGCTTGTGCTCTTTGACGAAGCTGGCGTAGTTGGCGTGCGGGTAGTCCGGGTCGAAGCTCTTGAAGTCATAGCCCGGAGGCGCCATGCCGAATTGGCCCGGCTCGGCCTCGGTAAAGGGGATGCCGGCGGCGTCGGTGCCGTCGGACAGCGCCGTGGCGTCGCCTTCCGGGCTGGTGAAGAATCCCATCTTGCTGGCGCCGATGCGCGCGGCGACGATGGCGGCGTGGTTGTAACCCTTGAGGTCGTTGGTGGCCAGCATCACGGCGTGCATCCACGGGATGCCGCGCACCTGCTCGGGGTCGTCGGTGATGAAGATGTGCAGGATCTCGCGCGCCGGGATGCGCGCCAGGGTCTTGCCGGTGGGGTCGCGGCCGATGGCGGCAGTGGCCAGCCAGTAGGCCACCGGGGCGCCGTCGGCATCCAGCTCGATGCCCATGATGATCTGGTTGCGGCCGTCGCTGGCTTCGCGGTTCAGTGTGGTGTCCAGGCGCTCGATGTCGAGCAGCTGCAGGGCAAAGCCGTAGGGGTTGTTGGCACCCTGCCGCAGGCGCACCAGGGCCTCGCCGTCGCGCGCCACGGCGCGCACCACGGCGCGCGTCATCTGGCGAAAGCTCAGGCGCTTGGCCACGTCGCAATGGCGCGCGCGGCCCCAGTCTTCCCAGGCGGCCTCGAGGGCGTTATTGGCCAGCGTGTCCGGCTTGCCGTCGGGGTTCTTGACGCGCGCCTGCAGGTTGAACCCTTTGGGCCCGGCGACGTTGTTGGTCACCATCTGCAAAAACTTGCGCCCCAGCGGCGAATTCTTGGACAGATCGCGGGCGCGCCGGCGCAGGGCATCGAGGTCGCAGCGCAGCTCGGTGTTGATGCTGCGCTCGGCCGAGACCCAGGAATGCGTGAGGCGGGTATATTGCGCGGCGTCGAAGCGGCGCAGCGCGCCACCCCGATGGCCGCCACGGTGACGGCCGGGAAGCCAGCGCGCCAGCCAGACGGGCATCTGCATTGTCAGATCCTCACGTTCAGCTTGTTGCGACCGCCCAGCCCCAGGCTGGCACGCTCGGCATTGATTTCGGCCTGCACCTGCGCGGCGTAAAGATTGCGCAGCTTCATCAGACCGTCGAAGTTGTACTTGAGCCGGCGCCCGGCCACTTCGGCCTCAACGATTGCCAGCCGCTCGCCGGACGACAGCGACAGCAGCGCCGCGTCGATCGCGTCCAGCATCTTCTTGGCCTGGCTGCGGCTGTCGTAGCCGGCGGCCTCGACAGCCAGGTTGGGCAGCACGGTGATGCGCATCGGGTCCAGCGTGACGCGATCGGTGCCATCGGCCACCCAGGCGATCAGGCTGTAGTCGCCGGCGGTATAGGTGGCGCTGGTGGTCTTGGCCACGCTGACCAGGTGATCGGCGCCATCTGCGGTGCTGGTGATGTCGAACTTGCCGGCGGCATTGATCAGCCGGTAGTACAAGGTCCAGCCATCCGTGGCCGGGTAGGCGGCCAGCGATTTGCGCCAGGTGACGGTATCGCCGGCACGCACGCGCGCCGGCTCGGAGGTCGGGATGTCGATGGCCATGGCGCCACAGATTGCCGGCGCACGGGGAAATCCTTAAGGGGCGCGATTTCCTAGCGCACGATGTTGCGGATCTGCCGCGGCGTCAGCCCGTAGCGCGCCGACAGGCGCCCGATGTCGCGATTACCCCCCTGCCAGTCGGCCAGGATCTTCTCGTTCCGCGCCAGGCGCCGCGATTCGGCATCCTTGGGCACATACACCGAATCACCACCCCAGTCGGCCCGCACCTGGCGCTCGATCTGCTCGGCCATCGCCTCATCGAACCCGCCCTGCCGCTGCGCCGCCTGGATGATGCGGTTGAAGATGTCACGGACGATGTCATCGCTGAACAGACCCATCACCACCTCGTGGCAAAGCCGCCCGGCTTGCGGCGGCGGGATTTGACCTGCTCGTCGGCGGCATCCTGCTCGGCAATCGCCGTAACACCAGCGCCGCCTCGCGCCGCCGCCTCGGCCCGCCGCGCCGGGTCAATCTTCGCGAGGCGAAAGCCGGCGATCGCGTACTTCCAGCAGTCAAAGGCTTCGTTGCGCACCCGTGTCTTGAGCCATTCGCGCACCAGGCGGCCGCGGTGGGTGCGCTCGACCAGGCGGTTGCTGGTCAGCTGGGCGAAGAATTCGTCATCGAAGGCCGGCTCGTTGGCCGGGTAGTGGATGTAGCCGGCGCGCGGCGCGCTGCCGTTGTCACCCTGCGCGCCAGGCTCCAGCTTCAGGCGCTGGGTCAGCAGCGCCATGGCCGCCTCGTCGCTGACCAGGAAGGGCGAAAACCCCTTCTTGCGCCGTTTGCGGATCCGCCGCTTGCGGTCGTCGTCGGATTCGACCAGGGTCTTGCCGCGGCCATCGATGCCCTTGACCACGAACAGCCAGGGCCGGCGCCGGGCGAACTCCACCACCTGGTCGGTGTTGTAGCCGGAATCGATGCCGCCGCAATCCGGCGCCATCGCGTTGAGCTCTTCGCCCAGCTCGGCCCAAGGCTCGGGGCCGGCGGTGTCGCCCTCGACGATCAGGTGGTCGATCGCCCAGGCTTCCTCGCCGACGCCGAAGTCGTACACGCTGACCTCGATGCGGTCCTTCTGCACGTCGATGCCGACGCTGCGCACGCGGTCAGAGCTGCTGCCGGTGTCGTAGCCTTCCAGCCGGGTCAGGATATCGAGAGGGTTGATTTCCTCGCCGCGCTCTTCCCAGGGCTCGCCCAGGTTGGTGTTGATCCAGGCGCGCAGCGTAGCGGTGTTGTCCTGCGCCGCCAGCCAGCCGCGCACCAGGTCGGCCCAGCTCGGGCCCAGCCCGATCGGCGCATACAGCGCGCTGATGTGGTAGCCGCGCATGGCGCGCTCGGGATGACGCGCGATCCACACCCCGCCGGCCAGCATCGCCGGCTTGTGGTGCTCGCCGATTTCGGCGCCGCACTCGCGGCAAACGTAGCGCACATTGACCACCTCGCCGGTCGGCAGCACGGTCCACTTCATGCCGTGGCCGGTATCCGCCCCGCCCCACTCCAGCGGCTGGCGCTCGCCGCAGTGCGGGCAGGGTACGCAGTAGCGCCGCTGGTCGCTCTTTTCGTACTGGCGATGGATCAGCCCGCCCTTCACCGTCGGCGTCGAGATGTAGATCCGCGTGGCCCGCGGGAAGGCCTTGGTGCGCCCTTCCGCCAGGGTGATGATGTCGCCCTCCTCGCCGACCTCTTCGGGGAAGCGGTCCAGGTCGTCGAGCATCAAGAGCCGCACCGACTTCTGCGCGTAGCTGTTCGGGCTGTTGCCGCCGGCCAGGAACAGCACGCCGCCCGGGTAGTCGATCACGTCCTGCCGGTTCGCTGCATCGCGCGAGCGCACGCCGCCGATCAGCACCCGCACCACCTCGGTCTCCTGCAGCAGCGGGTTGAGCTTCTGCACCTTCCAGGAATCGCGCGCGTCGATGGTCGGCAGCAGGGCCATGGCCGGGCACGGGGCGTGGTCCATGGTGTAGCCCAGCACATTGATCATGGCCTCGGTGACGCCGACCTGCGATGACTTCATGATCGCGATGTCGCGCACCCGGCTGGTGGCGCTGCAGGCGTCCTGGATCTCGCGCAGGATCGGGTTGCGCGATGTGCGCCACCGCCCCCGCTCGCTGGCCTGTTTGCCCGACAGGATGCGGTGATCGTCCGCCCACTGCGACACCGTCAGCGCCCGCCGAGGCGCGACGGCGTGGCGCAGGGTGGTGTAGCAGTGGGCGAGGTGGGTCATGGTGTCGCGTTTATTTCGGTTGGCGTCAGGCGTGGCGCTGGTTTTCGCGCCGATCGGATGAGTTAACCGACATCGCGTGTCGCAGAATTCAAGTTCGGCCTCATATGCCTACGCCCTCCGGCGCCCACTGCGGAATCCGCGCCCCGCACGGGCCAACCCCCTTAACGCGGTCGGTGTCGCTCAACGTGTTACCGCTCACGATGCCAACCAGTTCAAACACCGCGAATTCTCCGCCGTGCTCACCGGCAAGACGCGCCGCCTCTTTCTCCGCAATTTCTCTCGTTGCGTGGATGCGGGTCGGCCTCGCTTCGCTTGGTACGCGGATCACGTCCATCGACCAATCCCACTGCTCGTTATTGCTCACGTTCACTACGAGGCATTGCATAGCCAATCTCCCAATGAGGCCGAACAGTTCATTCCAGCGGAGCTTCGCCAGAAGCGGGCGAAGCCCGCTGAATTCCGACGTTCTGCGGCATGGAAAACTGTACGTGCCATGCCCGAACGCCGTCGAAGCACCTGCCGTCCCGGTCATCGTTCGCGCTGTCGTACAGCACATGGCTGACAAGCACATCGACCGCGCCAGCGTCGTGAAACCACTTCGCCACGCGCGTGGAGTCGTTGAAGTCGTTGTCCCATATGTAGAGGGCTGCCCACCAAACCCCAGGCGTGGTCTCGTCCATCGCCGCGCACTCTCCGATGCACCCAGATTGAGGGCATCGCCCCTCGTGCATCTGGCTGTTTATCTTGGCCAGTACCTCGCTCATCTTTCCCATTCGTCTCTCCAAAAGTCAGTTGTGGCGCCACGCCGCAGAACACGTCGGTCGTGTGGGACCTGCGCAAAAAGCCGCGCAGGCCCCACACCTAAGCGTTAGCCCTCTCCTTGTCCCACCGCTCCCAACATGCCGCCTTGTTGCAGAAATGCTTGCACTTGCTGAAGCTCTGCCCGAGCGACGAATAGCACTCGTCCCATTCAGGCATCGGGCCGCCTGCGCACTGCGTCCACCACCGTGGGCACGAGTACGCCCGGTTCTCCATGCCAGTATCGAACGGCTTTCCGGCAATCCAATCGGCCAGCGGCATTCCGCCAAAGTCGGAGAGTTGGATTCCCTCCCCTTCGCCAAGACAGATACCGGGGTTTGTCTCGAATACACGGCGAACGCCCTGCCTCTCCTTGCGCCCCGTGAATTCCTGAAACACCGACTCTTGCCACCCTTGGCCTTTGCAACGGCCACACACCACGGCAGCGCCGTCGCGCTCACCCATGCCGACATAAAGGCCAGTGCCGCCGCATGCTCCGCACTCGTGCTTAATCCGAATTTCGTTGCCCATCTTCATCTCCTGAAAGTCAGTTGTCCTAGTTCGCCGCCGAGGGCTAACATTTCGTTCCAGGCGACCTTGCGCAAGAAGCCGCGCAAGGCGCCTGAACTCCACCGTTGAACATCGAACACATCACACCGCCCCCTGCCCGGCCGCCATCGCCGCGCGGCCCATGTCGTCGGCCACGGCGGCCAGGATGCTGCGGGCGTGCTCTGCCAGCAGCGCGTGGATTTCGTCCAGATCCGAGACCGGGGCCAGCAGCGGCGCCAGCTGGTCCGGTAGCACGTCGAGCCGGGCACGCACGCTGGTGGCGAAGGCCCGCAGTGCGGCGTCGACGTCGTCCTTCGGGATCAGGTTGCCGCGCTTCTGCTTGACATCCATTTCCGCCAGGTCGGCCAGCGCCGCTTCCTTGCGCGCCTGGGCGTCTGATCGCCGCTCGCCGGTACCGCTGCCGGACGCTGGCGCGGCGATCGCGCCATCGCCGGACCCCGTACCCTTCACCGCTCCCGCCAGCGGCGCCTGCGCCGTTTTTTCCGCCTCGGGTTGCGCCGGTTGCGTAACCGGTTGCGCCCGGTTCGCGGCATGGCGCTCGGCCACGTCGAAGCGCATGCCACCGGTTTCCTCGATCCGGGCCAGGCTGGCGGCGACCTTAACCATGCGCCCCTGCATCACCAGGCGCCCGGCCTGCTTCAGCCGCGTGACGGTGGAACGGTGCCAGCCCTGGGCAGCGGCGAATTCGGCTTGCGTGCAGACGTGTGCGCTCATTTCTTTGGCACCAGGATGACCAGTTGATCGGCAGAGATTTCACTGCCCCGCTGCAAGGGCGGCGTACCCACTGCGTGCCCCGCCTCTCTGGCGCAAAACCCGGGAACGCCACTCATGCCGGATTTGATGGCCGCATTGATGTCGTCGGCACCGAAGGCATCGCGCAGACCGTCGATCCAGGCGGTTACATTGGGCATGGCAGTCCTCAGATTGGGCGTTTTGCTCATGGGGTACCCGCCAAGCCGCGCCACCACTGACTCCACGGCACTTCTCCACGGCAAAATGGCTGGAATACCGCACTACCACTGACACCACGGTCTACACGGAGGGTTGTAGACGCGAGAGAGTGATCAACGGATTGACGGTGGCACTTTCTCGCGTACACGTACACGCGCGGTGCCGTGGAGACCGTGGAGTCAGTGTTTACGCGCCTTCGCAAGCGTTTTGCCGTGGAGGCATGCCGTGGAGACCGTGGAGTCATGGCTCGATACCTAGCGTATTGCAGAAGCCGAAAAAAGATCGCGTCAACCAGGCCGCTTTATCCTCGCCGGCGCCCTGCCAGAATTCCTCGACAAAGCCGCCCGCCTTGGTGCGCACGCAGCCGACCGGTGAATTCCTGATCTCCTCGCTCGGCGGGATCACCATCTTCCGGTTCTTCGGCCCGGCATCGGGCAGCAGGGTGTCGCGGGTATAGACCGACTTCCCGGCATGCCAGTGGCGCATCTTGGCCAGCGTGCCGATGAACTGGTTGCGCTCGCGGTAGCGGGTGACGCCGTTCTCTTTGCACCAGTGCATGTACGTCTGGTACAGGTGGCTGCCCAGGCATGGGCGAAAGGGCACGATCTCGCCATTGCTGGCGGTGATCTCGCCACCCTGCCAGTCCTGCACAAAGCGTTCGACGCTGTCCATGCTGATGTCGATCACGTCGCGCTTGCTCTGCGTCATGGGTGGCTTGCTGTGCTCGCTGAAGTCGCCAAGGTTGAGCGTGGCCAGGTGGTGATGCAGCGCGGCCACGCCGCCGGTATCCAGCTCGGCGCGGATGTCGCCATAGAAGCCCTCGGGAAGCTTTTCCGGCGTCCAGATCACGGTGTAGCGCCGGTCGTCCTTGTCAAGCACCAGCGGCTGACGCTCGTTCGACAGAAACACCAGATTGACGTGGTTGCGCTCGTCGTGCGCGGCCACGTTCTTCGGGTTGATACGTATCCACTCGCCGGTGACGATGCCCTTCAGCTTGTTCTTGACGTGGTACAGCTCGGCACGCGCCACCACTTCGTCGGCAATCAGGAACAGCTTGCGGCTGGCCCAGTCATTGAACTTGTCTTCGATCGCCGACTGATCAACGATGCGCCCGTACTCGCCATAGATGGCCATGACGGTTTCAAAAAACAGATTCTTGCCGGCCCCCTGCGGCCCATGGAACACCAGCGCGGTGCGCATCTTGGCGCCGGGATGCTGGATCGGATACGCCAGCCAGCGCAGCACCCACTGATAGATTTCGCGCGGATTCTCTTCGCCGCTGCACAGGTACTCCAGCAGCTCGAGCAGCACCGTGCATTTGCCGGGCTTCGGCTCGGTCGGCCAGCCGCCCCATAGGTTGCACTTGATGCGCGCATCCGTGCCGGCCGGATCAAAGCCAACCTCGTCCAGGCGCACCACGCGCTTGCGGTTGCGCATGTCGCGCATGCCGTGCTCGGGCAGCATATCGACCAGGTCGGCCTTCGGCACCAGCATGTGCTCGTCGGCATCAAACCACGTCCCGCCGGCGCCATACACCATCGCGAAGCGCTCCAGCGCCTCGTCGAGCTGGATCACACTGGCGATATCGTCTTTCCGGTTGCGCTCCCCCACCCCCCTGGGCGCAGCCCCGCGCGCGGAAGGCGCAGGAGAATCGAACCCCGCAGCCAGGAGTGCGGCCTCGATCTGTGCCCGCACGATGGACTCGCCCTCCAGGGCGGCCAGATCGTTGAAGTCGGTGAGCTTCTTGCCGTCGCGATCGACGGTGAATGCCGGCACAAGGCACGCGCCGCCCACCGCCAGCGCCGCCAGCTCGGCCGCCTTCACGCCTGGATTGCCGTCGGTCAGGTAGTCGTCGTCGGCGCAGATCAGAATCTTCACGCCGCGATAGGCTTTCTTGATGGCCTCGGCCACCGCGCGCAGGTTTCCGGCGCTGAATGCAACAGCAACAGGCAGACCACTGGCCTGGTGCAACGTCGCCGCGGTCGCGTAGCCCTCGGCCACCAGCACCACGCCGCGCGGGATCGGCCCCACCAGGTGGTAGTGACCGGACACGGCCACACCCTTCGGCCAGAATTCCTTGTCTAGCTTGCCCTTGGCGCGATTCTTCCCGCGGATCAACTGCAGGCCCCACACCTTGCCGGCGGCGTCCATCATCGGCACCGCCACCGTGCCATTGCCCGACGGCGAGAACCGCAGGCCGTGCGCAGCCACACCTTTGCGCACCAAGTAGTCGGATTCACCCTCGGCCGAGTACTTGCTCCAAACGGCGCCGGCGGCCAGCGCTGCGCGATCGGCCTCGGCCTTGCGTGACGCCTCGGCGCGCTTCTTCTCGTCTGCCACCCGCTGGCGAATTGCCGCCTGGCGTTCCGGGTCAAGCTTCACCGCACCGCCATCGATGCGCAGCTTCACGTTCTCGACGAACTTTTCCGCGCCGACCCACCATCCGAAGGCACCGATCAACGCCAGCCGGCCGTCGTCCAGTTTGATTTCGTGCAGCGCGTACCAGCCCTTCTGATCCAGGCCAAGCACCTTGACCCGCTTGCGCACGCCGATCTCGACATCCACCACGTCAAAGTCGTGCGCCCGAATCTGCGCAACGACGTCATCGTAATTGACCCAGGTCATCGAGCCGACCTCAAAGCCGCGGCAAATTCCTTGTCGAACTCGCCCTGCCACTTCTGCCGCACCACGAACTCGCCAATCTTCTGCAGGTCGATGAACTGGCGCCAGCGCCCGGTGCGTACGAACAGGAACATCGGCTTGACATCGACCCCATGCACGCCCGTCTTCGACCAGATCCCGGCCGGCAGCACCTGGCGCCGGCCATACCAGACGCCCGGGCCGCGGCTCACGAAGTACTGCACGCCGCCGATCGTCTTGTAGCCACTCGCGGTGCGCCCGATCTTCTCCAGGCGCGACCGCTTTTTGTCGCTCATGTTGGCCCGGTACCCGACTTCACTGAACGCGTTGAAGTAGCTGATCAGCTGCACGAACAGCGATCGCGGCGGGTTGCCGTAGCTGTCCAGCGGGCAGGCTGCGCCCGGCACAATGATGTGGCCGGCGGGCAGCACGCCCAGGCGGCGGAATGCGCCCTCCATTCCCTTGAAGGTCCGCGTGCCGCCGGTGAACAGGTGCTTCAGCGTCACATCGTAGGATCGCGCCTTTCCGCCGCTGTCGGCCCGCAGCGCAACGGTCGCCGTCAGGCTGGCCTTGTCTGCCTTGATTACCTTGAACGCGGCCAATGTGTAAGGCGTCGCCCCACCCTTGAACGTGCGGCGCATTTCGTCTTTGATCTCCGCATTGACCGCGAACGCCACATTGTTCAACGCCCGGCTGGCCGCATAGCGCACCTGCTTCTGCATGCCGGCCAACCCTGCCAGCGTCTTATCCAGCCCGCGTATCTCGACCTTAATCATAGTCTCTGTCTATCAGTTGCCTATGTTGAATAGCCATGCCCTAGCGCATCATCGCGGTTCGCATTACC